CTGATGCTGAAATAACTCAAGAATTATCTGATGCGATAACACAATCTCCATCCAAAGAAATAGATTTGATGGATGCGATTATTTACGACTATGAGCGTGGTGTTTATTGCTATCATGTTATTTGGCCTTCCAAGCAGCAAGAGCTTGTCTATCGCACAATGAAATCATCTCCATTCATTGTTGCTCGATATATGAAGGTTGCTGGTGAGATCTATGGCCGTGGTCCTCTGGTTACAGCCATTTCCGATATCAAAACACTCAATAAGACTGTTGAGTTGGTTCTGAAGAATGCTTCTCTTGCTATTGCTGGTGTATATACGGCGGCAGATGATGGTGTTCTAAACCCGCAAAATATTAAGATACAGCCTGGTGCGGTCATCGGTGTTGCTCGAAACGGTGGTCCTCAAGGCGCGTCACTGGCCCCCCTCCCTAGGGCCGGTGACTTTAATGTCAGCCAGATCGTGATGAATGATCTGCGTATGAACGTGAAGAAGATCCTGATGGATGATACGTTGCCGCCTGATAATATGTCTGCTCGGTCAGCAACGGAGATTGCGGAAAGATCGCGTGAGCTTGCGACTAATCTGGGATCTGCCTTTGGTCGATTGATAGATGAAACAATGGTGCCGATTGTATCGCGCATTTTGTTCATCATGGATCAGCAAGGCTTCATTGATCTGCCTCTGAAGGTAAACGGTGTTGAGGTTAAGGTTACGCCGGTTGCGCCTCTGGCTCAGGCTCAGAAGTTGCAAGAGGTAAACGATATTGTGCAGTTTATGCAGATTGCCAATGCTCTTGGTCCACAGGGTCAAGCGGCTTTGTCTATCCCGCGCATAACACAATTCATCGCTGAGAAGATGAACATAAATCAAGAACTGCTTACCACACCGGAAGAGCAGCAAATGATGATGGAACAGATGCAGCAAGCAATGATGGCACAACAAGGACCACCGGCTGCAACTGATGGTGGGGCTACAATGGAGGCAATGCAATGAGTTCACCCGAAGGCTGGGAGGGGTTGACCCAAGCCGTGAGTGAAGCGCCAAGAGCCGACGATATGGATATTCTATATGGTAAGGTTTTCAAGAGTTCTGAGGGGCAAAGAGTATTAAGTCACTTGCGCAGTATTACGATTGAACAACCATCTTGGCACCCAGGAGAGGACGCGAGTTTCGGTTATGCCAGAACAGGAATGGCTGAGATTGTGCGAATGATTGAGAAAAGAATAGAAAGGTCAAACAATGGCTGAAGAAGCGGCAGTAATGGAAGCGGAAACAGACGCTCCAATGATTAACGTATCGGAACCGGAGGCAACTCAGGAGGAAGCGCCTATTCCGGTCCATGAGCAACCACAAGAAGAAATGCAATCATCTGATGATGATGGGCCATTAGAGCGCCCTGATTATTACCCTGCAAAATTTTGGGACGATGATGGTCCTGATGTTGAGAAGTTGGCAAAAAGCTATGCAGAATTGGAAAAAAAGTTTAAGGCGGGAAAGCATAAAGCACCGGAGCAGTATGATGTATCTGCACTTGCGGATCAAGGTCTGGACGCTGATGATCCGACTGTCGCCGTATATCAGGACTGGGCTAAGGAGAACGGGATTAGCCAGGATGCTTTCGAGGATCTCGCTGGTCGTGTCTTGGCCCTTTCAAAAGATGAACAAGAAAGTATTGAATATGATCGCCGCGCTGAGATGGAGAAGCTAGGCTCTAACGCATCTGAGAAGATCCAGATGACTGAGCGTATCTTGATGAAGGCTCCGCTTAACAATTCTGAGCGTGAAGCGATAGCATATTCCTTGAACAATGCTGATGCTATCAATGCGTTCTTGAAGTATCATCAGGCCATTACGAATGAGAACATTCCAATCAAGCCGGTGATTGAGCAACAAGAGATGACAAGAGAGGATCTTGATGTTGCTATTGCAGATCCGCGTTGGAAAACTGATGCAGCTTGGCGCACCAAAATAGAGCGTCAATGGTTCCAATCCCAGCAAAGAGCTTAAACTCTTGCAATAAATATCGCTTGCGTGTATTTTGGTCTTGACGGCTAACCGCGCACCGGCCCGTTGAATGTAGTAATCTACTGGTTGGCGCGGCCATAACGCGCAAGCGACCGCCCGATCTCGGATAACGGAAGCGTTTTGTTGAAACCTATTAGGAGGTATCTGCAATGGCGCAGAACGTCACCACGGCGTTTGTTGATCTTTTCGACTCTGAGGTCAAACAAGCGTACCAAGCCGAATCGCTGCTTCGCGGCACGATGCGGACACGTACCGGAGTTGCCGGTAACACTGTTAAATTCCCAACAATCGGAAAAGGTGTTGCTACACTTCGCGTTCCACAAACAGACGTCACACCACTGAACGTGACTTATGGTCAAGTAACTGCGACGATGGAAGATTACATCGCAGCGGAATACTCAGACATCTTCCAGCAGTCTCACATCAACTTTGATGAGCGTTCTGAACTGGTTCAAGTTGTATCTAAGTCTATCGCTCGTCGCATGGACCAGATCATGATTGATGCTCTGAATGCTGCCACTGGCACATCAACTGTTGCAACAACTGTTGGACCAGGTGGTAACACTGACATGAACATTGAGAAGCTACGCGCAACAGCAAAAGCTCTTAACGAGAAGAACGTGCCATCTGAAGGCCGTTATTTGCTGATGCACGCAACACAGCTTGACTCATTGCTCGGTGAGACTGAAGTAACCAGTCAAGACTTTGCTTCTGTAAAAGCTCTTGTGCAGGGTGAAATCAATACGTTCATGGGCTTTAATATTTTGACAATGGGTGATCGTGATGAGGGCGGTATTCCTAAGCCTTCAACTCGTACCTGTTTTGCCTGGCACAAAGATTCAATGGGCTATGCTGAGTCAATGTCGCAGAAAACTGAAGTAAACTATGTCCCAGAAAAGACATCTTACTTGGTTAGCTCGATGTTCTCTGCCGGTTCTATTGCAATCGACGGTGAGGGCATTGTCAAAATTTCTTGTACTGAAGCGTAAGGAGATTAGACAATGGCATTCGCATCTGCAAACTGGTCAACCGTTTCCGCATCCAAAAGCGGAAATGCTCCAGCGGTTTACACTTACATTTCGTCTTCTGATAACCTGGCAACTGTTAAAGGCTCAGGTTATTTCAACACGGTTGAAGCACTTATCACAACTGGCGATGCCCTTTGGGTCGTTGCTAGTGATAGCCAAGCTCTGTGTAAGCTAATCAATACCAGTGGCGTTATTACCGTCACTGATTTGACTACCTAATAAAGTTGGGGCGGTTCGCCGCCCCTTCTCCATTAACAGGAGGGCAACATGGCCGCTGGTGATACCGCATTATCAATCTGCTCAGATGCTTTGATCCTGTTGGGGGCAGCGCCCCTTTCATCGTTTACAGAGGGTACTGATGCAGCACAGGCTTGCGATAGACTATATCCAGATGTACGCGATACGCTTTTATCAAACTATCTCTGGAGTTGGAGCGTAAAGAAAGAGCAGCTTGGTCGCCTGTCTACTACGCCGGTAGATGAGTGGAAGTATGCTTATCAGCTTCCTGGCGATATGCTCTCCGGTGTTATTGCTCTATTCAGAAGCTCTGGTCTTGGCCAGCTTCCGGTTCGTTATGGCTGGGAGATTTATGGCGATCAGATCTATACCAACTTTGAGCAAGTATTTATTGATTACCAAGGCTCAATAGCAGAAAGCAAAATGCCGAATTACTTTGTGCGCTTGCTTCGTACTGCATTAGCCTCTGAGCTTGCCTTTGTGATTACAGATCAAATATCCAAGGCAGATTATTTCCGCGCTCTGGCATATGGGTCACCGGCCGATAGTGGCCGTGGCGGGATGATGCGTGAAGCAATGAATGTTGATAGTCGTGGTAAGCCGCCACAAGTTATCGAGGATTATTCACTTATTGATGTAAGGTACTAAAATGCGGATTATCCAGTTCCAAACCAATTTCTCGGTTGGCGAGCTTGATCCTCTTATTCGCGCTCGTACTGATTTGCAGCAATATCAGAATGCTTTGGAAGAGGCGACGAATGTTATCATTCAGCCTCAAGGTGGTTTTAAGCGCCGTGATGGGCTTCAGTTCATTCATGACTTTGGAGGTACATTCACAGACTTCAAGGTTATTCCTTTTGAGTTTAGTGTAACGGATAGCTATTTGTTGGTGCTTGTTAATCAGCGCATCTATGTGTTCAAAGCCGGTGTTCTGCAAACAAACATAAATGGATCTGGTAATGATTATATTACGGCTACAGATATAACTACTGCCATGCTTGATGAGATCAACTACACACAAGCGGTTGATACTCTCATTCTTTGCCATGAAGATCTGCAAACTAAACGATTGGTGAGAAACAGCGATACATCTTGGACGTTTGAGAATTTGCCGCTAACTAATCTGCCGCAATATCCTTATGCGTTCGATACGCATCAACCGACTTTTACAATTACGCCAAGCGCGACTACGGGCAATATCACAATTACTGCATCTTCAGTAACAACTGATACCGGTACGGCACAAGCTGGTGGGGCTGATACAATCACACTCAAAGCAGCATCATCATACACATCTAACAATCAGCCAAATGGGATGTTCATAACTTTAACATCTGGCACTGGCTCTGGTCAAACACGCCATGTTGAAGATTATGTTGCCTCCACAAAGGTTCTTACTGTTTATCCTGCATGGGATACGCAACCAGATGCCACAACTGGCTATAAGGTTGAGGCATTTGCTCCTAGTGCTGTTGGCGAATATGCTCAAGTTCTTAGTACGTTTGGCCGTGCGCGATATGTTGAATATGTTTCTGCCACAGAAATGAAAGCTGTTGTTGAGGTCAACTTCTTCGACACAAGCGGTATCACATCTGGCAACTGGGAAAGCGAGCATGGCTATGAGGATGTATGGTCTACCACTCGCGGATGGCCCAAGTCCGCTGCATTCCATGAAGGCCGGTTGTATTTTGGTGGCTCTAAGTCCAGACCAAATACAGTATGGGGTTCTGGCGTTATTAACTACTTTGACTTTAATCCTGGCACTGGCCTTGATGATGAGGCTGTAGAGGCAACGATTAACACAAATCAGCTAAACACGATTGTTAATCTCTTCTCAGGCAATGACTTCCGGATCTTCACAACCGGCGGTGAGTTTGTTGTTCTTCAGACGGGTGACAATCCTATTACTCCCGCATCATTCTTTGTGCGGCCACAAACGAGATTGGGTGCAAGGGCTGGTATTCCGATTGAAGATCTTAATGGTGCGTCTGTCTTTATTCAGCGCCAAGGTAAGTCTATCAATGCGTTCCAGTTTGGCGATACAACTGCATCATATCAGGTGCAGAATATCTCTGCTCTTAGCTCTCACTTGTTGAAAAATCCTGTTGATATGGCTGCGCGTCGAGCGGCATCTACGGATGAATCGGATCGTTTGTTTGTGGTAAATGGTACAGATGGATCTATGGCAGTGTATTCTATTCTGGTTGGACAGAATGTGATTGCGCCTAGCCGGTTTACCACTGACGGTGAATTTATTGCTATCGGCGTGGAAGTTGCTGAAGTTTATGTGATTGTAAAGCGCACAATCAATGGCTCTGATAATTATATGCTGGAGAAGTTTAATCCGGATCTGACGCTGGATAGCGCCAAGAGCGGCGGTGCTGCTGCCTCAGTGAACATGAACCAGCTACAGGGTGAGACTGTGTCAATCATTCGTGATGGCGTTATTGAGCCTTCTCAGGTCGTGCCAGCATCGCCTTATACGATTACTTTTGCAACGGCGGCAACGACTAGCTATCAGGTGGGCTTGGACTACACGGTAACGGCTCGCACCATGCCAGCGGAACCGGTTCTATCTTCTGGTTCTGTGCAAGGATTTAAGAAGCGCATCATACAGGTTGATGCTATCATTAACGATACGCAAGACATGACCATCAACGGCAAGCAGGTTTCGTTTAGGAACTTTGGCGAGGACGTATTGGATACGGCAGTACAGCCGTTTACCGGCATTAAAACTGCGCATGGTTTGTTGGGATATAGTGGCACTGGACAAATAACGATAAGCCAATCTGTGCCGTTGGCCATGACTGTTCTTGGTCTTGAATATCGTTTAAGTGTGGGGAATTGATATGGCTGTTTTAGCTCCGATAGCTGCTGCGGCAACACCGATTATAACATCTGCTGGATTTCAAGCTGCTGCGGCTGGTGTTTCTGCACTTGGAACGATTGCTGCTGGTGCTGCCCAGCGCCGTCAATATGAGGCACAGGCAAGACAGGCAGAACTTCGTGGCAGGGCAGAAGCTCTTGCATATAAGCAAAAGGGCGTTGATGCTTTAAACAGTCTAAATCAGACGCTTGCCGCAATTATCTCTCGCGCTGCGGCTGGTGGCGTAGATCCGACATCTGGATCTGCTGCTACGTTGCAAAGATTTGCCTTATCTGAAGGTGTAAGAGAAAAACAGATTGCACAAGATAATGCCCTTATGGCTCTTGGTCAGGCGAGTACGCAAGCTGGTATTTATCAATCTGCTGGTCGTACAGCACAATTAACATCTTATGTTTCTGCTGCGGGTACGCTCGGAGAAGGTGCATATAGATACGGACAATTAGCATAGGTTAAGATATGGCTCTCCTTCCCAGATATCAGCGCATTGGCCTACAAGTTAGACAGCCGCAACAGATGGATTTTGCTGCTGCGCGTGAACAGGCAAGGCTTGGCCAGACTATTTCTCAGCAAGTAGACCGTATGTCCGACTTTGCTTTCAGAGAGGCCGCTCAAGCAGCGGAATTGCGTGGACAAGAACGTGTACGCGAAGAGGGTGCTCGCCCTACTCTTGAGGCAATAGAAGAGGCCGGTGGACCCACTACGATAGCAGAACGTGCGGCATATGCTTTGGGTAGTCGTGTTGCCGTTGCTGAAATACAGAATGAAGCTGAAGTCGAGATTATGCGGATCTTGAACGATGCTGAAAGAAATGAAACACCTTTTACCACTGTTCAAGCAAGACTTGCAGATGTTAAAGATGGTTACTCTGCATCATTAGATACAATAGATCCAGAAGCAGCATTGATACTGCAAACAAATTTATCCTCTTCAACACTCAAAGCAGAAGAAAGATATTCTAATTATTATGTAAAGCTGCAAGCAGCGAGAGCCGCCGAAAAAGTAAATGATTCGATTGATGTGCAATATGAGCGTATTTTAAAAAACGCAATATTGCCAGGATATAATGAAAAGACCATAAAAAGTGACATCGACGCAAGTATTGATTTATTGGCCGGACTAGGTGCGAGTGATGCTAAACTTGACGCATTTAAGGAAGCTGCATTTAATGGTGCCATAAAAGAAAACACTATTTATAAATTCAATACATCAGATCTTGATACACAGGCTGAAATGCTAACAGGCATGGAGACAAAGCCGGTTCCTGGTATGTCTTTGGAGCAAACTCAATCTTTGCGTAAATCTTTACGGGCTGATTATAATTCTAAAATCCAAGTCACCAAGGGTGAAGCTGCTGCAATTATTTCTGATGTAAATGAGCAAAAACGTATTTTAGCATTAGGCGGTATGCCTTCAGAAAAAGAAGTGCAAACTTTAATGCAAAGGGCTGATGCTGCTGGTGATTTTGGCGCTGGCGCGAGGGATGCCGTTAGTCGTTTGCAATTTGATATGGAGAAGGCTTCTACATTCCGAAAGATGACACCAGAGGATTTGGCTGCTGAAGTACAGGCTCTTAGTCAAGGACTTGAGGGCATGGGCGAGGCTGGCATTGATACGCTCATAGAAGCTGAAACATTAAAGGTTGCACAGGCATATTTAAAATCCGCACAAGAAGGTCTTAAAAAAGCTGAGGATATCCGAAAAGAACAATATAAGCCGATTGTTGAAAGTATATCTAAGAAAATTGAGAACTTTCAAAAGGTAGTAGATTCCGGACGCACATTAGAGGCCAGTGATGTTGCGGAATTGATAAAAGAAATTTCAGAAGTTCCACAAGATTTAAAGGGTGATATCCCTGAAGATATTCTTGCTTTAGAAATTACAAGTGAAACCGTTGAGGCATTAGTCAAGATGACGCCTCCCGAAGCCGCTGGATATTTAAGATCTCTTTATTCTGGCGTTTTTGGTATGGGAGGACCAGGCTTAGATACTCCCGTAGAAATACAAACATACGATTTGGCCAAGAAAATGCTGACAGGCATGGAAACAGAGTTGGCCAAAGATCCTTTGTCATATGCTATGCGCGTTGGTCTTAAAGATGTAAATGGAAATAATATTGAAATTACGCCAATAAATTTCTCTGATGCTGATGCAACGGTAGAAACAATTAAAAAGCGGATCAATGATGCAACGATTGTTTCTTCTAAGTATTTAACGCCGATTAAATATTTCACGCCACAAGAAAAATCTGCTTTAGTTGAGGTTATGAATGGCTCTGATCGTGCTCAACGTATGTTTATATTAGGTTCGATTGTAGATGCTGGAGGACAAGCCGCTCCTGATATGATGGCAGAAATATCTAAAACCGCTCCAGAGTTTGCCGGTATAGGCGCTCTCGTTGTAAATGAAAGAATGGATGCGGCCAATATTGCTTTGCGCGGTATGGATGCAATACAAGGTGGATTTAAACCAGTAGAATTTACGCCATCAAAAACTGACATTGCATTTAACGCAAAAACTACTGAAGCCTTACGTTATCAGCCAAATGCTATAGGAATTGTTAGATCTGTCGCTACGGCAATTTATGCTGACATTGCCAGAAATGAACAGGAATTTAGTGATGATCTCTGGAATACTGCCATTGATCTTGCTCTTGGTGCTGACGGTGCTGGGCGTGGCGGTATTCAAGAAGTGCGCGGAGTAAATACGTTTATACCTCCACAGCTAACAGTCGATCAGATAGAAGATGCCTTAAAAGCAATAACACCTGAGAGCATAGCCGTTGCTTCTGATGGGCAAGTTCTTGATGAAGAATATGTTGAGGATATTTCTGGGCGAGGAATATTTAGTTCGGACAATAATTATAAGCCGGTTTCCGTTGGTGGAAATAACTTTATCTTGGCCTATGGCGATCCGAGCATTGGTCAGCCAATATATGTTTTTGATAAGGCTGGTGATTTGCTAGTCTTTGATATGCAGAAATTAGTTGAGGCTGATAATGCTGTATTGCCTGACACTGTTCAACCCAAAGTTACTGAAACACCGATTTCTGAAATACCAACCGAAGGAACATTATTACAACTACGAGAAGATAGTTTGAAAAAAATGCTTGATACGGTTCCTGTTGCAATTCAAAGAGCGACAAGCATAGAGAATAGAAAAGTTCTCAACAAATATAAAAAAGAAGTATCAGAAGCAATAATTGGTGATTCAGACTTCTTTTTATCTTATGAAGATTGGCTGAAGGAGCAACAGGAATAGCAATGAACTTTGATCAGCTAGATCCATTAGACATCCTTCCTCAGCAGGGTCTTACGGCCCCGCCTGGTACGCTTACAGACAATTTAACGACTGCATTTGATGTTGCTCGTTTTAATGGTGGACCCGGTGCAAACACAAAAGCGTTTACTATGCTTGAGGTCTGGGGGCCGATTGTAGATTTAGCCAATCAAAATGGCGGTGACTTTGAAAACCCTGGCATATATCTTAGTAGCAGCCTGTTTGATACAAGTGCGCCGCGTGTTTACGAAAGACAAACTCAAGAGATTTATTCTTGGCTATCTGAAAACAAAGATTCCTTGCCGCCAGAACTGCAAGATATAACGCCTGATGTAATTGACCAGCGCACCAAAGACTTTAAGCAATCTAAGGAGAATGAACTAGCGGAGCTTGCAAGAACAAATCCAGATCTTGCTAGTGCCGCTGCAAGATTTATTGGCTCTATGGGTACAGCGTTTGGCGATCCGGTAACGCAAGCAACAATGCCATTTGGCGGTTGGTCTAAATCATTCTGGAAGAACGTAATGCAAAACGCAGCTATAAATGCTGGCGCTGGCGCTATTACTGAAACTAATGTTGCGAAATGGTATGATGAACTTGACCTAGAATATACCTATGAAGACTTTCTTAAAAATGTAGCTATTCAAGGTGCATTTGGTGCGGCATTGCCGGTTGCTGGGCGCGGCATACAGATAACAGCGGAGCAAGCCAGAAAAGGTTGGCAAGTATTATCTGACAAGGTTCGCAAGCCTGTTAGCCCAGAAGATCAGGCATTGGTTGATGTTCTCGAAGCACAAGAAGAAGTGGTTGCTTCTAATCCGTTAGAAACTCCACAAGATCCTAATATAGCAGAGTTTGAGCATCAGAGCCGTTTAACTGCCGCTCAAGCAGCCATAGAGAATAATCAAGTACCCAAGATAACCCCAGAACCAAATGCGCCTATAAAGCCTTATGCAGACGTTTCTGATATTTATGATGAAATGGATGCGCTTTCAAAGCGTCTTGATGAAATTGCTCAAGAAAAAAGTGATCTACTTGAGGGCTTGTCAGAAGAAGAACTTAAAGCACAAAAAACAGAACTTGCAAAAAAAAATCAAGCCCTTGTTGATGAAAGAGAAAAAATTGCAAAACGTCAAGAAGAATTAGGAGAAGAATATCAAAGGCGTCAAAGTGAGGCTATTGCAAATGGCGCTGCCGATAACCTTGATGGTGTTATATTTAAATATGATCCTGATGAAATCGGCATTGATGCTAAAACTTTTCAGTTTAAGTCCGGTGGTGATGAGTTCGGCGTAACTGAACGCTTGCAAGATGCAGTATGGGATAAAAACCTTGCTGGCACTATTACTGTTTATGAATATGCAGATGGTCGTGTTGTCGTTTCTGATGGGCATCAAAGATTGGGTTTGGCTAAACGTATTAAAGCTCAAGATCCCTCTCAAGAAATAACTTTATACGCATACAAGGATCGTGAGGTTGATGGCATTTCACCAGCAGAATCACGAGTTTCTTCGGCAATAAAAAATATTGCTAATGCCCCTAAAGATAGCTATGATCCTCAACTTGTTATTGATGCTGCTAAGGTTTTAAGAGAAGCAACAAATAATCCAAATATAAGTGTTGATATAATTAGCAGTCTGCCCCCTAGATCGCAGCTTGTTAAGCAAGCACAGGGCGTGATGCTTTTAGGCGATGATGCTTTTATGGCAATAGTAAACGGGGTTATCCCTCCAAATTATGCTGCTATAGTTGGAAGGCTTATTGATGATCCTGATTTGCAATCTGCTGCTGTATCGGTTTTGGCAAAATCAAATCCAAGTAATGCTTTTGAAGCTGAAGCTATTGTTCGGCAAGTTAGAGAATCAGACTTTGAACAAGTAGAGCAAATAGATTTATTCGGTGAAAAAATAGTAACTGAAAGTTACTTTGTAGAACGCGCAAAGATCTTAGATAAAGCATATAAAGAACTGCGCCGTGACAAGGCGGCATTTGAAACATTGGTTCGTAACTCGGAGCGCCTGGAAGCAGAAGGCAATGTCTTAGTTAAGGACGCTAACAAACGAAAGGCAGATACAGATGGCCAAACAATCGCGCTCCTCCAAACGCTTGCAAACAGAAAAGGGCCGCTCTCCGATGCCCTCAACCAAGCAGCAAGAACAGCCAGAGACACAAACAGCTATGTCGAAGCAACCAGAGGTTTCCTCGATTCTGTCAGAGGATCAATTGAATCGGGCGATTTCGAAAGGTTATCTTCTGGCGACATTGGACGCGCTGTCGATGGTACGCCGCAGATCAGCCGATCTGAGATTGCAAAAGAGCCAGCCCTTGAGGGCTTCGACGAGCCAACGGGCATAGCGGCAGAACGCCAGGCCGATCAGCTTATTGATGATATGTTTGGCGCTGATGAAGTAGATGCTGATTCTATTGCTGGCCTCAAGCGGTTGCTTGATGAAAATCCGACTAGAGATCAGATAGACAATCATCCATCTGTAATTAAAGCGCTAGATGAAATGCAAGCTCGCGCAGAGACTGCTGGCATAGAAGGCTATAACACAGAAGCTTGGCATAACTCTCGCGTTTATAGAATAGATAATCAAGATGTCACTTCAACGGCAGAGGCGATGGTTCGGTTTGAGCGTGATGCAGAGCAGTTAGCATTTAAAGAACTAGGTATAGATCCGCAACCTGTTCTTAGAAACAAAGAGCTAACTATAGTTTTAGGTCCACCGGCTGCTGGTAAAAGCACAATCGCTAATGAATTAGCTATTGCAAATAGATCTGCTATCCTTGACAGCGATGAGATTAAGAAGGCTTTGCCAGAGTATGAAGGCGGTATTGGCGCATCAGCGGTGCATGAAGAGAGTTCTGATCTGGCAAAGATCTTACAATCCTTGATGATAGAGCAAGGAACTAATATCGTTTTGCCGAAGGTAGGACATTCCGCCTCTAGTATTCGCAAAGCAATATCACTATATAAAGATAAAGGGTACAAAGTTCGTCTTGTAAATATGTATGTTACCCCAGAAAACGCATATCAACGTATGATTAGGCGTTTTGTATCTTCTGGCAGAATTATCCCACCGGCATATCTTGATGCTGTTGGAGCTAATCCATCTGCCACATTTAGAACATTAAGACAGGAGGGCGCAGCCGATGGCTATGCAGAAATCGACAACAATGGCGGCTTCAATGACCCCAAGGAAATCAGAGAAATCTCAGGAGACAACCCGCTATCAGGATCTAGCTTCGATGTACCTTCGGGTGGACGAACAGGACCAGACGCTATCAGAGTCGCAGAGCGCGATAGTGCAACGTATTCTCTCGAAAAAACGCAGCCTACCCCAGACGGAGGAATAGTTGACGATATAAATACATCTGACATCTTTGATGACATGGATCTTGAGGTTCCTCTAGGTGAGCGCGTAGATCCTGACACTGGTGAGGTTGTGCCAACAACCATGACGCTTAGAGATGTTAAGGCTCAGATAGATCAAGAAGATGCAATGATAGCCCGTTTGGAGTTCTGTACGATATGACTTTTAAAAACTGTATTGATGAGGGCGTTGCTGAAGGGCAGATCACTGAAGATCAAGCCAAAGAGATCAAAGGTCTGTTTGATGAATTAGAAACGCAGTATAACCGGCAAATGGGTGGTGCTGCTGCGACAGCTAAAGCGGCCGCTGAAACATCTATAGCAGCTAAAAAGATTGCTATAGAACGCAAGCGCCGCGCTATGCTCCAGGCTACAACTTGGAAGAAAATCAATTATGATTTAACAAATTACAGAACAGCTTTAGGAACGCCTGATAAAAATAGAGCAGCATTAGCATTGTTTGAACAAGACCAAACATCAAAGTTCAGAAGTATTGTCCAAGTACAGCAAGCTGTTCAACGTAGCGCAACAAGAAAGATGGACGAGTTTTTATCTACTTTTCGGCGCAATATTGTTGGAGAAACAAGAAACAAAGCCCAGCTTAAAAATGTAGTTCGTGAGATCTTTGGTGAAGAAACCGGCGATGCTTCTGCTAGAGAAATGGCACAAGCATGGAAAGCTGCATCAGAATATCTGCGCACAAGATTTAATGCTGCCGGTGGTGCCATACCGAAGCGATTTGATTGGGGTATGCCACAGATCCATGATACTATGCGAGTTCGTCAATCAACGTATGAAGAGTGGCGAGATTTTATTAAAGCTCGTTTAGATCTGACTAAAATGAAAGACGAGCAAACAGGCTTGCCTTTCTCAGATGCAAAACTTGAATTTGCTTTAAAAGATGCTTTCGAAACAATTCGCAAAGATGGATTTAACAAAATTAAGCCTGGCACAATGACCGGCAATAAGTCCTTTGCTCTGCGCAATCAAGATCATCGTTTCTTTGTTTTTGAAAATGCAGATGGCTGGATGGAGTATCAACAGAGATTTGGCAATCCAAATGCTTTTGATGCAATGATGGGTCATATTGATATGATGTCGCGTGACATTGCTATGATGGAAGTGCTTGGCCCTAATCCAAAGGCAACAACTAACTTTATCAAGCAAACATTAGAAGCTGACGCTGCTGGCGATGCAAAATTAGAACGCGCTGCTAGACGGACTGGAGCATCTATTGACTCTTTATATTCAGCCGTAACTGGATCTATAAATGCGCCTGTTGATAGTATGCTTGCATATACATTTGCCGGTATTCGCCAGGTATTGCAATCAGCGCAGCTTGGTGGCGCGGCTATTGCTGCAACAACAGATATGAATTTCGGTCGCATTGCTCGTTCAATGGTAGGCTTGCCACAAACCAAAATGCTGAAGAAATACTTAGACTTTATGAATCCTCTTAGCATGGAAGAAAAAGGACGTTTGGCTATTCGCTTAGGTCTAACAGCGGAAGGCTGGTCAACTCTTGCAGCGGCGCAAATGCGTTATGTCGGTGACTTGTCTGGGCCAGAGATAACGCGCCGTATGGCTGACTTTGTTATGAGGGCTTCATTGCTTTCCCCTTGGACAAATGCGGGACGTTGGTCTTTTGGCATGGAGTTCTTAGGAAATCTGGCTGACAATGTTGGTAAGACATTTGACCAACTAGATCCGATGATGCAGAAAACGCTAGATCATTACGGCATTGGCGCTGACAAGTGGGAGATTGTTAGAGCAACTCCTCTCTATGAGTATGAGGGGGCTTCGTTTCTCAGGGCAGAGGACATTGAAGCCCGTACAGATATACGCTCAGATTTAGCCCGTGACTTAGCAACTAATCTTTTGGCTATGGTAGAGACGGAAACAAACTTTGCCGTACCTAGCTCATCGCTCCGTGGCCGTACTGCCCTAACTGGTGACACTCGGCCAGGCACACTTGCCGGTGAGCTTACTCGATCATTTGCCATGTATAAAAACTTTGGTGTTACTCTGGTAAATACGCATATCATGCGGGGTTTGGCGCAACCTACACAAAGAGCTAAAGGCACTTACTTCGCAGATCTCTTAATTAGCACTACATTAATGGGCGCTTTGGCAATGCAGCTAAAGGAAATGGCTAAGGGCCGCGATCCTCGTCCCATGACAGATCCAGAGTTTTGGGGCGCTGCAATGCTTCAAGGTGGTGGTCTTGGTATATATGGTGACTTCTTGTTCTCAGATGTAAACCGTTATGATCGAGGTTTGTCCGAAACTATTGCGGGGCCGGTTGTTGGCATTATTGATGATGTTCGCAAGCTGACGATTGGTAATGTCACGCAAGCTATCAAAGGCGAAGATACAAATATCGGAAGTGAGTTTATTAGCTTTGTTGGTCGTTATACTCCAGGCTCTACGCTCTGGTATTCGCGTCTGGCATTGGAAAGAATGGTGTTGGATCAGGGAAAGCTATGGGCAGATCCCGATGCCAGAAGCAAGATGCGCCGGTTGGAATCTAGGTATAAACGTGAATATGGACAGAATTATTGGTGGCGTCCTGGTAAAACTGTCCCAGAAAGAGGCCCAGATGTGTCAAACGTGTTTGAGCTAAGACGATAAATCTGCTATAGAATAAGCAAAGGAACGGGAAAACATCATGTCCGATATCGCAATTAACCCTGTTACACGCAGAGTTCAGTTCACAGGCAATACCGGAACTGGGCCGTATGCCTTTAACTTCAACATTTTGCAGTCAAGTGATATCGTTGTTTACAAGAACAATGTGCTTCTTACAGAAACAACTGACTATACTGTTTCGATTGCTGCGAATGGCACGGGTAATATCACATTAACTGCCGCTCTGGTGCTTACGGATATTCTGACAATCATTGGTGGCCGTGAGCTATCACGCACAACTGACTTTGTAACTGCCGGTGACTTGCTTGCTTCTTCGCTGAACGAGCAGCTTGATAGTAATGTTATCATGTCTCAGCAGCTTGATGAGCGTTTTGGTCGCACAATCAAGGCCCAGCCTGGCGATGAAGATGCGACACTGGATCTTCCAACGGTTGCTAATCGTGCGAATAAGATCATACTATTTGATACAAGCGGTAATGTTACTGCTGCAGCCGCGACAGATTTCTTTACAAATGCGGTTCTTGGTGCAAACTACATCGTTAATACGGCAACGGGCAATGGATCTCAGACTGCGTTTGGTTTGACCGTTGCGCCTGGCATTAAAACAAACATTCAAATTTATATTGATGGTGTTTATCAGAATAAAGATACGTTCTCTATCAGCGGATCTACGGTAACATTCTCAGAAGCTCCGCCTTTAAATTCTTCCATTGAGTTTATGATGGGTGAAGCTGTTACCTCGCTAACAACTGACCCTGATGTTGTGACCTACAACCAAGGCGGCACTGGCGCACAGGATCGTACACTAACATCTCGCTTGCAGGACTTTGTATCGGTCAAAGACTTTGGCGCTGTCGGTGATGGAGTGATTGATGACACGGCGGCCTTTAACGCAGCTTGGGCGGCAACTGATCCGCAGGCGGTTTATGTGCCAGCAGCATCTTATGCAATTACTGGCACGGTGACGGGCAAGTTTTTTTCATTCGGCGTGGCGACAGTGGTTGGCGGCACCGTAACCACGATCACCAACCTTGTGCCTTAAGGAGGCAATGATGACGATTAAGCAGCAAGGCGGCATCTTCGGTCGCAACCCCACATTCAACAATGTCACTATTGACGGTACTCTTTCTGGCGTATCTAGTCTTGCTTTGTCTGGTAATCTTGTTTTGGCTGACGGCCAAGGCATCGACTTCTCTGCCACCTCTGGCACTGGCACAAGTGAACTACTTGATGACTATGAAGAGGGGACGTGGACGCCTGTTGTAGCAGATGCTTCTTCTGGCGGTAATACAAGTGCATCAGTATTTACTGGTGACTACACAAAAGTCGGCAATTTGGTTTTTGTAAATTGCAGCTTGGTAGACATTGACACAACAGGACTGACCGCAGGTAATGATCTTTACATTCAAGGGCTACCATTTACTCCTAAGTCTGGAACCTTGTTTGCTGGCAGTGTGTTTGGTCGAGTAACTATATCAGGTAAGTGGTGTACGGCTGCTATATCAACGTCTGCTGCTATTCGCCTTGAGGATAATCCAGGCACGACTGCAAACCCAAGTAGGGTTCCAGTCTCAGGGATTGTTGATGATGGCGGTGACCTTCGCATTTCAATAACATACATCGAGGCGTAACATGGCACTGACAAGAGTAAGAAACGATTTACTTAATCTAGCAGATGCAGGGATTGCGTCCTCCAAGATTGATTATGATTTCCCAAAACACTTTGATGGTGCAGGGGATACATCTAATCAAGCTACCGCTTTCCAAGCATTTATCGATACACTGGTTGCTGGTGACATTGTAGACCTACAGGGGCAGACAATTTATCTTGGTTCGATGATTACAATCAGTACATCGAACATCAAGTTAATGAATGGTACGTTTGTTGTTCACTCTGATATGTTAAATACTTCGTCAGTGTTTAGAATTACTGGGTCTGCGGGTTCTGCTATTGCTCTGACTGGAACTTCTGGACGATCAAACTTTAACTTAACGATGGCAAGCACGGGTACTTTATCTAAGGATCAGCTTGTCTTACTTTATTCGGATGATCTTTATGCTCGTCGTTCTTCTGCGGAAGTAAACGCATCTGAGCTTTGTTACATTCGTCAGATTACAAGCGCAACTGTGGCTGCTGTATATCAGCCATTTGCACAGGATTATACAACGGCAGATAATGCCAGCATCATTCCTATTACCGCTGTAAAGAATGTTACGTTTGAAAACATTACGATTGATGGCACAGCAAACGATGCAAACATTGGCATTGAAGTTATTTATGGTCAGAACATTGAGATTAATAACTGTGTAATGTTAGACCTATATAATCGTGGTGTTGAGTTAGAAACATCGTATGCTTGCACTGTTCGGGATTGCATTATTCAAGTTGATGGCAGCACGGCAATGTATGGTGTGGCTATTATTAATGGGTGTCGATCTATTCAAGTTATCAGCAACACGTTCCATCGTTGCAGACACGGCGTTTCACATGGCGGTGGTTATGTAAACCGTGATGTTTGGATTGCTTACAATGCGGTTTATGGTGCAACAAACGCAGGGTTAGATGCCCACTCAGGTGCAGACAATGTGCACTTTCACAGCAATGCGGTTTATGTTGAAGGTTCTGATGGAACAAATGACGGTATTGTATATCAGGGAACAAATGGAAAGATTACAGACAATTCTATCTATGGTACTGTTCGTAATGGTATTTACTATCAAAGCATGGCGTATGTTGCGACTGATGACCGAGACTATACAGTTACTATTCGTGGCAATACAATTAATACAGATGTTTGTCAGTCAGCTATTCAAGTTGAACCAGACAATAACCCTACAGCCCCAGAAGTTACAGCCGAGCTTTCCAATATAGTTATTGCAGATAACAACTGTACTAACAAAGTTGAGTTTACTGGCAGTGTTATTCGTGTATATGCCAGCGGTGCATCAATGCGAAACATTACCATTTCGGGAAATACAATTCGCCGCGCTGGTGATACTGCAAGTGACCACGGGATTGAAGTAAGGACGCTTACTGGTTATGTAGCGCACCGCATTTCTATTACTGGTAATACTATTTATGGTGAAGAAGGTGCGTTAGCAGATGGGATTAACTTAAACGGTGCAGATGCAAACAGTATTCGCTATGGCGCAATCACTGGTAATGTTATTCAGACTTGTGACCAAGGCGTATATGGTCAAAACACATATTACTTTATCGTGGCTGGCAACAGTGTATTTGGTGATGTGACTGCCGACTTTACTATGACAGCAAATGATACTGTGGATGCTAATAGAACTTAATGCCCTTAGAGGGTGGACAGTCCAGCCAAGGAGGTAAACATGGCCCTGACTAAAGCAACAGTAAATGACAAGATCGAAGTCATTAACAGAGGTGACTGGTCATCAGTGCAAGTACGCACTGCGACGATCATTAGTGAAGATGGCACAGAAATTAGCCGTACATTCCACCGTCATGTGGTAATGCCTGACGCTGATCTCTCAGCCGAAGATGCAGATGTATCTGCAATCTGCACTCCAGTATTTACAGACGCAGTAAAGGCAGCGTATCAGACGCACTTATCTTCACAGGAATAAATAGATGGACAAGCGCACAGTACAATCAGCACACAGTCGTATTGAC